CCCGTCGCCATTGTTGAGGGCGTATATGCCGGAAGATTTGGCCCCACGGTTTGATACGTGCCCGGCGCCGCTTCCCAGCCGCCGCCCTGCTGGCCGCCGCCTGCCTGATTGTAAAGGGCTAAGCCGCCGGCAAAATTGCCGATGTTTCCTAGCGTGCCGCCCCAATTCTGCCCCTGCTGCTGCGAGCCAGCCGCCTGTGCGTTGCCGATCCCCTCATAGGCATTGGTCGCCTGATTGCCATAGTTCTGCCCGGCCTGCGCCATCTGCCCATTCGCCTGCATCCCAAGCTGCGCGAGCGAATAGTTATTGTTGAATAGTTGCTGATTGGCGCCCTGATTCAACTGATACGTATTCGCGGCCTGGTTGTAGTTCTGCCCCTGCTGGTTGAGCCCGTAATTCGCATAGCCAAGGCCGAGCTGCCCCTGTCCGAGCGCCAGCGAATTCGCGCCCTGCTGATAGCCCAAGCCGAGTTGCCCTTGCCCGAGCGCATTTGAGACATTCGCCTGATAGGCATTCAGCCCAGTTTGCGCGTTGAGCCCATACGCAGACGCCGCATTGGCTTGGTTCGCCTGCTGCGTGTTGAAGTTCATGCCCGCATTAAACTGCCCGGCATTGAGGCCTGCGCTCTGATTCGCCAGTTGCCCTTGCAGATTCTGCCCAGCATTGAACTGGCCACTCTGCATCTGGTTGCCGATATTCGCCGCCTGCGCGTTGTAGTTCACGCCCTGGTTCGCAAGCGCGGCTTGCTGCTGATACTGATTCGTCAGCCCATACGCCTGCGCGAGATTCCCCTGATTCGCTTGGTTATAGTTCAAGGTGTTCTGCGTATTCGTCTGGTAGCCTTGCAGGGCATTGTTGTAGACCTGCTGGTATTGCTGGCCGGCGAGGTTCGCCGCTTGGTCCTGTAGCGCCTTCCACGTATTCGATCCACGCGCCACGCCCTTCGCCGCGCCTGAGTTGACCAGCGCCTGCATCGCCTGCTGTTGGGCGTATTGGAATTGCGGATTATTCTGGAGGTCCGCTTGCGTCGGCGCTTGGAAGCCAGAGGGATTGGCCAGCGTCTGCGCCTGCAGCGCCTGCGGCCCTTGCACGGTCTGCGGCGTAATCGTGCCAGGCGCGGCCGTCGGCTGCGGCGTGACCTGCTGCGGCGTCACGTTGCCGGGTTGTTGAATCTGCTGCGGCGTATAGGCGCCAGGGGCCTGATATGGCCCTTGCTGCTGCGCGGCTTGGAAGTTCTGCCCCGCCTGCGGGACGACGGGATTCGCCAATGTGCCCGCGGCGCCTCCGCTTGGGGAGCCCGCGCCTTCGGGCAGCATAAACTTGCCAATGATGTAATTGGGATCGCTCCCCAATTCACCACTGGAGATTTTCTGCTGCCAATAGCCGGGATCGTTCTTCAGGGACGGATTCGCGCCCGGCTGATTCGCGTAATAACTGATATACGCCTGCACCGAGGAGGGGTCGCGCGTGTTCAGCGTCGGCGCTGCTCCGCCTTGCTGGCCCCCGCCGCCGGTTTGCTGCGTCAGCCAGGAGGGCGCCCCGCCCTGAAACTGCTGCGTCATGCTGCCATCAGCGTTCTTCGTGAAGTATTGGCCACCGCTCGAATACACGGGCACGCCATCGGGCGCCGTGGCCACCTGCGACATGCCTTGCTGTTGGCCCTGCTGATTGACTGCTGGCGCCGGCGATCCAGCCGTAGCTTGGTCGCCCGTAATGGTCTGGAGTTGCTGATCGAACCAATCGGCCATTTAACCCAGCACTTTCGCGCCGCGCTGCATCGCTTCCTGCACCCGTGCCCTGGGGAACCCCTGCAGGGTGCGCCCATCGGGCGTCTGAATCGTGACGGTGTCGCCCTGCCCGCCAGGCGTCGGCATCCCCGGCATGGGCTGCCCCGGAGGCTGGCCAAGGGCGCCCATCGACGGCATCTGCTGCGACGGCATCTGCGGCAGGTTCGGTTTCGGCACGCCCTGCTGGTAGTTCTGCGGATTGAACTGGTTCGCTGGCTGCGCGGCCATCTGCCCCAGGCGCCCAAGCGTCATCTGGCCAGTCTGCTGATAAGGTGCCGCGGCTTGCTGTTGATTGCCATACACCTGTTGCTGCACGGCCAGGGCCTTATTCGCCGCCTCCGTCTGTGCATCCACAGCCTTGCCGGTCGCATGGCTTTTAATGGCCGCTTCCCCGATGCCGCCCGCCACGCCAATAATCAGCGGAATAATCGCAGGCATCTTTTATGTCCTTACCGGCACGGCGAAATGCTCGCCTGGCAATGGCACTCCATGCCCGTGCTCAATCAAATGCTTCACATCGTCCGTGAGTGCCGTCGTGCAGACGACGCGAATCCCCAGCCGCGCACATTCGGCCTTGACCGCATGCCAGAGGCGCCCGAAGACTGTCGTTTTCCGAAACGAGGGATGCACCCAGAGGCATTCGACATGCCAGACGGGCATGATGACATGGCAGGCGATAATCGCGCCGTCCTGTTCCACTACCACCGCCCGCGATCCGTCGGGAAAGGGCACGCCAGCCGCTTCTGTATCTGCGAGTCGATACCATTCGTCTTCTGCGAGGATACGCGTCGTCATTTGGCACACACCGTCCAATTCGTGCCGTTATAGAACGCGCCGACGAGGTTCGCCCCGCCACCCGCCACGACGGCGCCCCACGTGTTCACCGTCGAATCCGTCACGACCGCAATCATGCCCGTCACTGGCTGCGGGAGGTTCGCAAACGTCACAGGCGCCGAGTTGCCCGGCGTGCCATTCACGGCCGCTCGCAGGCCCGTGAACCACTGGCCCCATGGATAACTCAGGAGATGGCCTTCAAGCGGCGCCGTCAGTTGCGGAAACGGCGTAATCATGGCAGTTGGATATAGGTGCCCATTTCGGCATGTGTGAGCCCGAAATAGTGCCCGAGTTCGTGGATCATCGTATCCTGCACCACGGCCTGTAATGATGCAGCCTGCTCAGAGGCACATCGGCGCAGCGCCTGAGCAAAAAGCACGATTTCGGCAGGGGCTGAAATAACCACACGTCGTTCTCGATGTGTCAGAGGTACGCCGCAGAAGTGGCCGAGTTTGGTATAGGAGGTATCCTCGTCGTCCACCATAATGGCTAGATTGTCTAATCGGTCCTTATATTCTGGCGGCAAGGCGTCGATCACATCTTCCGCCAATTCCACAATATCTTCGATCACGACGGCCCCACGCTCACATCAATCAAGGCATCCACCCAGCGCGACGGCACGGGGTCCGTATCGATAAACCGATCCACCCGGTTCCGCGCCTGCCCGCACTGCGTCCACCGCACCCGTGTATCAAAGGCGCCAATCGCCCCAGACGAGGCCCACTGTTCGTGGCCCCACGTCTGCCCGCCATCCTTCGAGGTCTGCCGCATAATCTGCGGGTCCGAGCCTTGCCCGCGCTGCACGCCTTGCCCCACGTCCATCACGAGCTGAATCGCATGCGTCGTAAACCGCTTCTGGTCAAACGACAGACGCGGCGGCTGGCGCAGGCGGCGAATCGCGGCCCCGTCCACGTCGGTAAACAAATCCGTCCCCATCCGGTAGATCGCCCCCGTTAAGCGGTCCTGCACCAGATTCCGATCGGGATGGGCGAAGAACATCGGCCGATAGGCCAGCCATTGTGCCTGCCGCGTATCCCAATACAACCGTTCGTGCCACAGGCTGGTGGCTTGGTCAAACACCCAGGTCCGTTCGGCGCTCGGGAACGTCAGCACATAAAAGGTGTGGCCATTCTCCTGATAACTGAACGCCACAGCATCCGAGAGATCGCCGTAGGTGGCAATCGAGGCTTCCACGGCATGCGTGCTGATGCGGCTGGGCGTATACCCAGAGGCCGACACCACCTGTCCATGGCCCTGCTCATTATGCGAGAGCCAGATCAGCGACTTATCCAGCCGCGCGCCAGAAAACGCGGCGGCCGTGCCCGTCTGCATAAACGCCTCTTGGATCGAGGCGAAGGGAAACGGCGCCGTCCCGGCGTCATACCACACCTCCGAGGTGTGATCCCCGAGCAGATAGATCAGACGATTGACGACATACAGAGCCCGCCAGGGGTCGCTGCCGTCCGTGCGCTGCTGGATGTTTCCGAGGTCGATACTCAGGAAATTCTCGAATGCCGTCACTTGCAGGGTAGAAGAGGTGGCATCGAGAATGACGCCAAACCCATCCAGAAAGCCGCACATCGTGGCGCCCAGCGTGGTCGGATTCTGAAAGACGTTCGTGATCAGGTCCAGCACGTAAAATTGATTACCGCTCGTCAGGCCGAGCTGATTCCCAGCATCCCCGTTGGACATGAACGTGACGGGCGAAGCGTTGCGCTCGATGATGCCACGTTGCACCGCAGTATTGCCAACGAGCTCGTAGAGCGTAAACCCCGTGACGAAAAACGTCCGCTCGCCGAGGGAAAACATCCCGCCGCCGAAATTCGCCGTGGGGGCCACAATCAATTCAAAGCCGGGACACTGAAGGAGCGCCCCCGGCGTCGGGGCCGTCTGTGATTCGTTCAGCTCGACGTAGCGATTGATCAGGCGTTCGGCATCGGCCATATACGATTGGCTTTGATACGACGGGCCGAGGAAGCCGGGATACTGGGGCATTTACGACAATCCAAGACTCACGGTCAGCGCCGAGGCGGGCGCACTGGAGCCAGCCGCCGTTGTGGTCGCCGCCATCCACAGGCCATCCTTGAAGTAGAGCCCGCCACCATCCTGCACGCCGAGTGTCTTGCTCGCCAGCGTGGCGAGGCCGACCTGATATTTCGGCACCGTCGTGCCGACCGTGGGCGCGATCGCCGTATCGTAAAAGCTGACATAGGAGGCTGCGGCCGCCGCATTGTAGATGTCGTAATCGAAGATCTTGCAGGGGCCACTGACAAAGATGGCCGTAGCCAGCAAGCCGGACGTGCCATTGACGAGGACGGGACTGGCCATCGCTGCTCCTTATCGGTTCGAGGTCGTCGTATTGCCCGTGAGGTAATTCCAGCCCGCGCCCAGACCCGGCACGAGGGCCGGATCAATCGACATCGCCCCAGGGTCAACGTTCGGCTTCTTCATGTTTTCAAAGGCCGCGCTGGCCATCCGTGGCAACAGGGGCGGAATCTGCACGCCAAAGGGACTACAGAACCGCAAGGCGAGCTGATAGAGGAACGCGTCCTGATACCCCGGCGGGCCTTGGAGAATACTATCGAGGCTGGCCGGGACACCCACGGCTTGCGGCGTATACAGCACGATGCTCAGACTCTGCGGCTGCGGCCACAGAAACAGCGTGCCGTGGCTGTCCGTCAGATTGGTCTGATAAAAGCTCTGGGTCGGCAGCGCAGACGGCAAGCCCTTAATGGACAGCGACGAAAACGCATCCTCGTCCATCATCCCGATCGGCACTTCGATGGCGGGCGATGAGCCTGGAATGAGAAAGCTAATGGCGTTGATCCACATCGGCCGGTCAATATTGACCGTCTGCCCGATGCCGACCAGCACGCTGGACGTCGAGGCGGGCCAGACAAAGGTTGTCTGGAGCTGCAGCGAGAGCGTCAGCCGATCCGCCGCCCAGGTATCAATCATCGTCTGCACGCGCCGCAGGCCGAGGGCAATCTGGCCGGCGTTGGCCTGTTCGCCCGGCTCAAGCACGCCGATCTCGACCAGCGCATCGGTAATGAGCGACCGCACCGTATAGGCCAGCGCGAAGACGCCTGAGGCGGGCCCCGCGGCGGCGACGGTGGCAACTTGGATGCTTGCCGAGACAGCCCCGAGGCCCGTAAACGTAAAGGCAATGAGGGCGCCATTCGTCTCCGCTTGCGAGGGCCGATAGGTGTAGTAGCCGTGCCCTTCTGCCGTGCAGATACCCGCCCCGACGCTACCAATCGCCTGGACACCGCCATCCACCGTGACGTAGACCGTCACGACGCCGACATAATCGAGGCCCGTCGAGGCATCGACCATTTGCGCGCCAATGACCTGATTCGGCTGGTTAATGACCATGAGAAGTCGCGCCTAGTCTACACCCTCAATGCGTTTCCGGCTGGGTTCTGGTCGGTCCGAGCAACTGATTACTATCCGCCGCCCATTCCGGCTTAAACCGCTGCACCAGCAAGATTGAGACGCTGGGCTCCCGCACGTTGCGGGCCTGCGCTGATTGGGGCACTGGTTTGGGGTTCGGCCAATCCAGCGGGCGCATGGGGCGCGCAATCGGCAGCGTCAGCAGGCCCAGATCGTTGAGCGTATGGCTCCCCTGCTGCGACTTCGCCGCCTGCGGGTTCGGCCAATCGGTCTGATGCGTCGGCAAGCCGACCGGCGGCGGCAGGAACGCATTACGCCCCTGTGGGTCATTGACCTTCGCCAGTTGAATCGTCGCCGGGTTCAGCCAGTCGCGCTGGCGGAAGGGCGGCGCAATCGCGGTAATCGGCAAGC